ATGATGGGCCTGACCAACACTACGTCCAACTGTCGTGTCTTACACAACGCAACAGGACATCGGAGATTGGCAACCTACCAATGATGATGGTTGAGCCTGACCCTCTCATGTTTATACGTAGACCTGAGAAACTAGGGCCAACACAATGTATCATACTAGAGGTACTAGTGGACAACCCCTCAACGGCAGAGGAGCTTGAGAAACGTACCTTACGTGCTCGCTCCACGCTATCGGAGAGCTTGACAATTTTAACAAAACAAGGTATAATAGTTGGTGATGGAAATAGACCACAACGGTATAGCTTGGTGGAGCCTGACCTATGATTCCAGGAGAAGCAAGGCGGTACTTTGTCCAGCTAGACTCAGGGTGTACGGGGTGGAAAGGTCGTAAGTATTATGGACGCCCAGCCTGGACACTATGGATGCAACGTGCTGTGTGGGAGGAGACGTTCGGTAACATACCACCACGGTCAACGATAGACCAAGTGTGTGGTACAATCGGGTGCCTCAACCCTGAGCATCTAGCCATTAAGACCAAGACCAAACGTGAACGTGCGACACGCTGTCGTAACTGTGGTAGTGCATTGAGTCGTGATAAAAACGACAAGACCTATTGTCAGATATGCCTAGCAGACAAGGCACGCAAGCGTCGGGCTAAACCGATTGACCCAGAGGTGATGTAGTGTTTAAGGTTAAGGGTGAGTACCTTTACCATAACGATAAGCCGCTTGGCCCAAAGGATTTGTTGTACATAGACTACAACGAGCTGACTGATATACCTAAGGACTCATACGATGGGCTGCAACGCATAACTATGCCACTCCGTGTAGACATGGTGTTCGTAGCTGGAGACAAGGTGGTAGGTGTTGAGTCTAAGAAGGCTAAAGACCTTACCGCCTCAGTGCACCAACACAGGCTGGCACGTCAGATGCGCACACTCATGAGTGAAGTCGATGTGCCATGCCTGCTAATCCGTGGCGTCCCTAAGAAGTGGCGAGGTCTTAAAAAAATGAATGTGTTCAACGAGGATATGTTTGAAATCTGGTCGGAGCTAGTCAAGTACCAAGCTTTGGGTGTGTTCATCCTGCCTGGCCCAGTTGAGGACGCACTCGTACCAAAATGGTTAGGTCACTACCGTCCTACCCTATCGGGTGGTCGTGCTGCTATTGCTGCACTCAAGCAATCCGATGTCAAGCCATCCAAGGCTAAGCACAAAGGGTGGTTCCTTACAAACATCAAGGGAATAGGTGAACGCATTGCGACTAAACTACATAACCATTTCGGTAGTACTAGGCGTGCTCTATTGGCTGACCCGAACGAGTGGCGTGAGCTAGGCATACCCAAAACAATTGTAGATAGGAAAGAGGAGGTACTCAAGTGACAAATGTATACGCCAAGTATCCTGACGGCCAAAAGTATACAGGTAACATACACCTTGTAGACGATAAGCTAGTGTACATTAGGCATAATATTAAGGCCGTTAAGCATATGCTACGCAAGCCACCAGCGTGGTGCATCGACAAGGACATCTTTGACCTACTAGCAGAACGAGGTGTGTCAGAGATATGTCTATTCACAGACAATGGCGTGTACTCTACAGGCTTAGACGATTTCGTTGGTGAAGCATTTTCAATTAACCGTGGACACAACCCACAGTGGGCACTTGCACTTAAACATTGGAGAAAGGTAGAATGAAATACCAAGACGACAAGGCTGTCGTGCCTAAGAAAGAAATGGTTAGCGTAAGCCCCTCGGAGTTGGCTACTTGGAATGACTGCCAACGCAAGTGGCACTACCGATACGACCAACGCATCGAGCCCATCGACCAGAGCCGACCAGCACCTATGGCCTCGGGCCAGGCGGTACACTTTGTAGTCGAGACTATCTGTCGGGACTTTCCGAATGAGATACCTACTCAAGCAGACATGGCTATCAGAGCACGTGACTGTTTAGAACATGAGTTCGAGAATAACTATGAGCCAGAGAAGCAGGTTAATAAGTTTCTACCTGGTGTCCTACGTGCCTTGAACAAGATACCTGACGAGATTTGGCAATCACATTGGTTCGTGGAGCGTGACATCTCGGGAACGTTTGGTGAAGTAGAGTTACATGGTAGGCCTGACATGTACAGGTTGATTGATAAGGAGGCCAAAGGCTTAGAGCTTATAGACGTAAAGACTACCAAGACTGAACCACTTGACTTCCTCTTGTGGTCACCACAGCTACGGTACTACGCGGCGGTACTTCAACAAGAGCACCCCGATAGGGTAATCTCTTACAAGTACCTATGCCTACCGACTACAGGTACAGGCCCACCGCCTCACTCACCAGCGTGGCCCTTCACTAAAGCAATGTTCGAGGCTACGTGTAAAGAGATAGGCAGTATGGCTGCGGCATTTAATCGCACTAAGATAGCACCTCGTTACTCACGAGCGTGTAGTTTCTGTGAGTACAATCGTATATGTAAGAACATAATTACAGGGGCTGACCCGCAAGGTATCATCGAGGAGTTGTACACGGAGCGCAGGCCACATGACTAGCAACAAGGCCATGCTAATAGGGATGTTCATTGCGGCCACCGCTGATGTGGCTATGGCTATCGGAGTTTGGATACTAGTTTTTTAAAGGAAGGGTTAACGATGTCAAAGATGAAAGAGAAGTTTTATAAAGAGATGAACTTAGTTACTCAAGACATGAAAGATGATATTCTTCGGGTGGAGCTTGAGAACGCACACCTACGGGCAGCATCGAAAGAACAACGGGCACTTAACGGACGGCTTCGGCAGGAGCTAAGGAAACTAGAACAGGTAATACTAGAGCGCACGGAGGAAGGGGTTGACAGCCACTAAGATTTGTGGTATAATAGATTTAATAAATTAAGAGGTGAGCCATGCTCTACCAACCAGCCACTTCTGGGCTACTATACGGCGGCCCAGGTTCCGGCAAAACCGCACTAGCCGTATCCGCATTCTATGACTGGCGAACAGGGACGCCTGTAACGGACAACGCCAAGTTCATAACCTTCGGCAGGGAGGACAACCCTGCACTGGCTGTACCCGAGAGCTTCAGGCAAACGGAGAGGGGTACATCCTTACGGTTCACATCACCAGGGCTTGACAGTATGGAATGGGTTGACAGGTTTGAGGCCGTGACTGACATGCTTCTACTTGAAGCAAGCAAGGGTAACTGCTTAGATGTCTTAGTCGTTGATGGCATGAGTGAGTTTGACCTTCTCTTTGAAGAAGTGTTCCAAGCTACAAATGCAGGTGGCGACGAGTTCAAGAAGTGGAACGCCCTACTCAGCCAGATGTTCTCAATAATGATTCGCCTTGACCCTGTAGTCCTTGGGTGTACCGTACTAGTGACAGCCCGTGTTATGGAGAGGAAAAAGGAGCGACGTGGTAACAGGTCGTCGGTGTCAGGTGACCCTGACTTCGTAGACTTCGATTACTACCCGTCATTACGTGGGTCGTTTCGCCTACATTTCCCCCATTACTTCAACTATGTGCTATATATGGAAACTCAGATGATGCGGGTCACTGAGGGACGATTTGAAGGGCAGAATCTGCCAGCGCACATACTGAACATGGTTCGCACGGGTGAGTTCTACGTTAAGAATCAGTGGGAGCACCAATGGCTTGCCGCTGGAGAGGAGTTGCAAATAATAAACCCGCACTTCCCAGACATGCACACACGAATGGTAAACGCTATGAATTTAACAGGAGTAAAGTAAACATATGAGTACAGACATTAAAGGTTTCTATGATTTCACGGAAGAAGAATTGCGCGGTGGTATTACGAGTGGTACCTATCACCTTAAAGTCGTTGATGCCGAAGCCGACCAATGGGACGACGGACGCCCTCGCCTTAACGTACGCACTGAGGTAGCCTCTGGCCCTAGCGCTGGTGCCTACGGCCCTCGCCACACCTGGTCACTAGGGTCATACTCTGGTACTACTGGCGACGGACGTGAGTTCAGCATTAGTGAAGAGGACAACCAGAAAACTCTTATCAAGAATGTACGAATGGTCATGAACGGCAAGAGCCCTCATGTCACCAACCCCACAGGTTGGGATGCCATCTTGCTTGATGAGATTGCACAACAGTTAGTAGGCGAGAGCTTTATCGGTACCATTGCCGACGGCAAGAATGGTTATCAAAAGATTTCTAAGTTCTACGCAATGTCTTCTCCACCCAGTGGATTCAAAGTG